ATGCCTGTTTCCGGTTCCATTGTGTTTGATATTTCATCAAAACAGTTTTCAAATCATAATGTTTTGCCATTTCCTAACCTGCTGTCTTTGCGGAAGGGGGGAGGGGTTATGGCCAGTGGCACCCCCACCCCCAAGCGTGCAGGAAAAGGGGCGGCCAACACGGACCATAAGGGGGGCAGGCCGGGGGATGTAGATGTTTCTATCCCCTTAACGTGGTGTGATACATCACACGGAAATACCGAATCCGCCCCGCCGGTGCCAGAGGATGGGAGTGTGAGCACACGGGCCTGCCAGCAGGCGCAGCGGCCCGGCACATCGGCCCAGATGGTGGCCAGCATGGTGGGGTTGCGGCGCAGGGGCTATTCTTTCCGGCGGATCGGGCGGGAAGTGGGCCGGTGTATGGAGGGCGTGCGGCAGGTGCTCATGCGGTATGAAGATGCCCTGAAGGCCCAATCCCCCGCCCACGCGCCCCAGCCCAAAGGCTATGCCGAACTGGTGCGAGACCCCGAACCCCTGCCCGCAGGCCACCCCATTGCCATGCGTGGGCTTTGGAAAGGGTTGGAACACTGGCAACCCGCGCAGGCACACGCTCCCACCACATGGCAGCAGGATGAAGCAGCCCTTGCCCAAGCCCTGCTGTGGAACGGAGGTGCTGCTTAATGCCCCGTTCTGCTGCTTCAGCCTCATCCCCCGCAACGCCCGCAGCCACACCCGCCAGCACGCGGCGCAGGTGGTCCAAGTTCTGGTGGCAGGACCATGAGCGAGATCCCGCCTTGCGCTTGTGCAGTCTGGCAGCCCAAGGCTTGTGGATGCGCCTGCTATGCCTGATGCACGAGGCCGAGCCCTACGGCCATTTATGTGTCAACGGTAAACCCCTGCACCCGCGCCAGATTGCCCAGATGGTGGGCGTAGGCCCGCAGCAGGTGCGCCGCTATATGGCAGAGCTGCAAGATGCCGGCGTGTATGCCATCACGGCGGAGGGGGTGCCGTATTCTCGCCGTTTGGTGCGAGACCGCGCTGCATCCGATGCCGGGGCCGCGTGGGGCCGCACCGGGGGCAACCCGCAGCTTAAGCCCGATGCCCCCACAACCGAGGCCGGACAGGGGATAACACCCCTACCCGAAGCCAAGGTTATGCTCCAAGAAGCAGAGGCAGAAACAGAGGCAGAAGCAGAACATCCCCTCACCAAGTTCGGGCCGGACACGGATGCGCGCACGCATCTGTTCAAATCTGGTCTGGCGTTTTTAAAAAAGGCCACCGGCAGGCCAGATCGGTCCGCCCGTGCCATTCTGGGCCGCTGGCTGAAGCTGACGGGGGATGATGCCACCGTGGTGCTGAACGTGCTGGCCGAATGTGCCAACTTTAATCCCGCAGAACCTGTGGCGTGGATAGATGCCACCCTGCGCACCCAGTTGCAGATGCGCCCCGCGCCAGAAGAACCCACCAGCCAGCACGCCCGCCGCATGGCCGCGTGGGATGGCGTGCCGGATGTGGAGGGCGTGTAACATGCCGCATCTTTCACACAGCGCAAGCGTTGTGCAGCCGCATGCAGCGTGGCGAGGGCCGGGCAAGGGCTGTTCCACGCCGCCGGTGCCGCAGGGTGGGGGTGGCTACACGCCTGCGCCGCCAGATGTGCAAGCCCTGTTTGCCGCCCTGCGTGAGGGCGTGGCCCTAACTGCGCGGGATATGCCGCCCAATGTTATGGCCCATGTGCAGGCTTGCTGGCAGCATGTGCAGGGGGCCATGCAGCCGGTTAGCCAACCCATTGTGGCCGCGTGGTTGAAAAAACTGGGGCAGCTTGTTTCCAACCCACCGGGGGCGGCAGATGCCGCAGCACAATGCCGCGCCATATACGAGGTCTGTGCGGATATGCCCGTAGGGGCGTGGTGCCCGCAGGCGCGTCTGGCATGGGCGCGCCAGCCTGCCCGCAATGGTTACCCTGTAGGTGCGCGCTGGCCAGCCCCGGCAGAACTGCGTGCCGTGCTGCTGCCTTTTGCAAACACCATCTGGCGCGATGCCCGCGGCTGCAAGGCGCTGCTGGCGCTTGATACGCGTGCGCCAGATTTGCAAAAATAATGATGTTTCAGGACTGTTTATGAAAACGCATACAAACCCCGCACAGGCCCCAACCCCCAATGCCCTTATGGCTCAGGCCACGCTTAACCGCCCGCGCCGCACGGTGCAGGGGCTGCTACAGGCCGGAGACATTACGCAGGCTGCCGCCGATGCCGCAGAGCGCTGGTGCCGCAACTATGTATTTGGCTACTATGATTATCTGGAACACACCAGCCCCGCCCCACAAGGCCAGACCGTGCGGCATGATGCCGTATCCTGGCAGATGGTGCGTGCGCAGGCCATGGCGCGTATTACCGCGGTGCGTGATGCACTGGGCCTGTGCGCCCACCAGCGTTTGCGCATGATGCTGGTGGATGATCTTTCCTTCCGCGCTATGGGGGAGGCCCTGTTCCCCACCATTTCCAGCAGTTCTGCCCAGCGCAAGATTGCGGCGCAATGTGCCCTGGTGCTGGAACAGCTGGCAGCGTTGGAGGAAACATTCCGCCGTGCAGCGCAGGAAAAAAGAAAACGCACCCCAAAAACCACACCTGCACACAGCAAGGTTTTAAAATAAAACCCTCAACCCCACCTACGCCATGCAAAAAGGGCCGATGCTTGCGCACCAGCCCCTTTTTGCAAAACAGGTGTTTGCAATAAAGCGTTTTTATACAGCTTCTTTGCGTTCTGCCGTGGCCTCGGCCTGCATGGTGTAGGTGCCTGTTGCCAGCACCTGCACCTGTAGCAGGCAAAGCCCCTGCAACCCTGCGGGAAGCGGCAGAACGGCGTGGCCGTTTGTCCAGCGTGCGCGCCGGGAAGCCCCCATAATATGCCAGCCTTGCAGATCATCGGTGTTCAGATGTGTGGTGATGGCGTGCACCGTGCCCGCAGAGGCCACGCTGATCTGCCCGATAGCCACACCCATAATGCGCCGGTCATCTACAAACGGGCCTTCTGCATCACACGGGCGGAATGTGCGGGAGACAAGATGCACATTTTCCAAATCCTGCGCGGGCAGCATAAAGGTATAGGTATCTTTATTGTGCCGCAACGGGCGGATGGTGTGCCCATTTGCCAGAACCAGATGCAGGTTGGGCTGGCGAGATGTTGCGGCAGGCTGCGCGGCCTGCTGCGCCGGATAAAGCGTGCTGCCACGTGTGGCCAGAGTGTGGAACAGAGGTTCTACAAACGCGCGGGAGGTTTCCAGCGTGGCGGCGGCATCCTGCGCCCAGTTTTTAACCGGGGCGCCAATGCGTGCCACGGCACCGGTTTGCGTAAAGCTGGCGCGGTTGCCGGTATCCAGATAACTTTCTGTAAACGTGCCGTTGGCCATGATAACGGCATGGTCTTCGGTTTCAATGTGGTAGTAGTCGTAACTGGTAATGCTTTTGTCGTACACAATGGATGTGCCGTTTACCAGCATGCGTGCAGGCACAAAACGGCCTTGCAGATACAGGCTGTGTTCTGGCGTAATCAGCAGGTCTGCTTCGGGCACGCCTGCGGCAATGGCGTTGGCGCGCACACGCACGGGGTAGCCGGCCATATCATCTGGCTGATCCGGGTTGACGCGGGCCTGTGCCTTGCCCACCCATGTAACGGGGCGCGCGGTGGCCTGGCCATCTGCATCAAATGTCAGAACCTCTTGCCCCATCACCATGTTTTCCACCGCAACATCACCGTTGGGTGTGCGGATCATGCTGCCGGGTAAAAAGCAGATAAGGGCATCTGAGGCGCCGTTGGAATCATCATATATCTTGGTCTGGCCGTTTTTCATGTCAAACGGGTTGCCATCAATATAGATGGTGCGGGTGAGCACGTTGATGCCTGCAAGGCCCAAAAGCTGTGTGATTGGCCCGGTATCATCCTGAACGGTGGTGACACCATTGAAATAGTTGACACTGATAGGAACAGCAAGTGATCCACCCAGAAATTTCTGGTAGGGCAAATCCAGCACAAAATTGTCTGGCGGTGTGCTGGTGGCGTTGCCTTTGTCATCTACATAAGAGATGGGCAGGTTAAGCGTAACCGCAGCAAGGCCGGGCTGATCAATTTTAAGCACCCCACCCGCAGGCCCGATGGTAATGCCTGAAAGTGCTGAAACATCCAGAAGCTGGGTGGTGGATTCGTAAGTTCCGCCATCAATATTAATGGCTTTAAGAGCGGTTATGTTGGCCAGCCCGCCATCATTTATCAGGGTTGCGCCGTTGCGTACGCTTACGTAGGACAGCGCGCTTACGCCTGCAAGGCCGGACGTAAAATCCACCACCACCGGGTCATCTGCCGGGGTTTGTGCGTTGCGGGTAACAATAATGCCAGACAGAGCCGAAATCTGGGCAAGGCTGGACAGGTCTCCACTACTGTAAATGGTGGCAACGCCTGCGTTAACCGAGATGAGTGCGGGGGAGGACATTTTTGTTTCCTTACGAATCTGTCAGGAGACTTTAGAAATTATTTTCCAAGCTTTGTGTAAGGGAAACAGGACCATAATGGTTAGCAATTTTTATTTTCAAAAATAGTAAATTTATGAAAAATATCTTTTTATATAAACAGAACTTTTAAAATTAAAATTATGACATAAATGGAAATCCGTTTATTTTCCGCTCAGAATGTTTCTATGGCCGCAAAGGAATGGTATAGGGCGATTCTGAAAAGTTCATAAATCTTCAGAACATAATAAAATTTCATCTTATTGAGATAGAATGAATAATCTGCATGCGGAGAAAATTATGGTTGTGGGTTATATAAGTGCAGATTGCCCTTTTATTAGTAAAAAGGAACAGGTAAAAAAACTGGAAGAATTTGGATGTAGTAGTATAATAGTAAAGAGTTTTGCAAAAACAGGTTTACCATTTGTGCAATTTGTTGCCCAGCTTAAGGCCGGGTCAACCATTGTTGTGGCGCGGATGGACTGTATAGTCAGCAGTTGGCGGCATTTACGTAATATTATTATGCAGGTTCAGCAAAAAAACTGTACCCTCACCTCTCTGGATGAGCCTTGGGCCAACACCACAGCCGAGCGTGGCATACTGATGTTGGAAGTGCTGATTGGCATTGAAGATCTTGAAAAACGCTTTATACGCCACAGAATGTCTTGCGGGCGGCAAAAAGCCATATCTGCCTGGTGCCGCATAGGGCGCCCCAGAAAACTGACACAACAGCACTTTCAGGACATGGCGCAGGCGCGTGCCAAAGGGCTGACGCTGCGCGAAATTGCCCAGCAGCATAATGTAAGTATCAGCATGGTTTCACGCATATTGCAAAAACTTAAAGTGATATCATAAAAGTTTTACATCATTCCGCAGCGCAGCCCGTGTGCCAAAAAGCTGCGGAATGGCAATGCTTTTTAAAACTGCCTATTCTTACTTATAATTTTTACGCGGTCCATGAAAATCATGATGCCGGTAGGGAATGCTCTCCAATATTTGAACGCATAAAAGGCCCATTCTGTTTTTACCGCGCTCTGGCTCCAAAGGCAGGTGGGCGTGGCCGTCTGTCCAGCGGCCGGGCTGGCCATCATGCGGGTGCCATCCGGGCAGGTTTTTTTGCAAATGGGTAGAAATATTTTTGGGCTTTCTGTTTTCCTGCAAGGTAATGTTGCCCACGCGCACGCCCAGCCGCCGTTTGTCTTGCAGGTATGGGGCAAGAACATCCACCGGCCTGCTGGCGCGGGAGGAAAGATGCACATCATGCACATTGGGCGGCAGCATAAACATGGCCAGATTATCCTGCTCCCGCGCTTTGCGGATAAGCTTGCCCGTATCTGTTATCAGGCTGAGCTCATGTTCATGCGTTATGGCATGAGATGTTGAAAATTTGCTTTGCAGCCCGCAGTGTTTTGCCCGGTCTAGCAGGCGGTGATACAGCGGGGCCACTACGGCGCGCTCTGTTACCACGGGCACATCTGTGCGGGTGTGCCAGTGCGTGTTGTTGGGGCATGGCGGCAGGGCGCTGGCCACCAAAAGGCCCTGGGCCACAATAATGGCCGGGGTTTGTGTTTGGATAGGGTAGGCCGTGTATTTTTGAAAACTGTGATCATAAAAAATGGAAACGCGGTTTGTAAGAAGGGCCGCGGGCACAAATTTGTTTTCAAAAAACAGGCATTGGTCGGGTGTAAGCAGCACATCCTGCGTGGGCAGGTTATCTGCAATGGCGTGTTTTATAATTCTTATGGGGTAGCCGGCCTCATCCTCTGGCTGGGTGGGCTGCACATTTACGTGCTGGGCGGCAACCTTGGTAATGGTGGCGCAAACCTCGGCCATTTCGGGGTCATACGTTATCAGCTTTTGCGTGGGTGTTAGGGTTTGAACAGGCACATGGCCCGTTTGGGTATAAATGTCTGTGCCGTGCAAAACGCCCGGAAGGGAAGGGGAAGGTACATGCATCTCTCCCGTGGGGAGGGATGGCTCATCTGGTTTATGAATATCATGCACAAGCGCATGGCGGGGAAGCGCTGTCATTTCTTCCTTCTGACTGACACAGGGGAAAGGTGTTTCCCTCACATGTGTTTCAAACTTAAATGCGTCCTGCCCCGCGAAAGGATAAGGGGCATTTAGAAACTTTTTTGCAATGCCTGTGCTGCATAGGGTGCAAACGTCCAAAGGCCCGTGCGCCCACCGCGTTTATCTGGCTTTGCTTGTCGCTATACTGACCAAGAAGCCAGATTTTGCCAAGTGGTAAAAAATAAATAAAGTGCGTGAGGTTTGGTGGATATAATTGGCAAGGCTATATAGATTCTCAATACTAAGTGTGAAAAGCATTAACAAACTGTTAAAATAAAAAACTATACTTATAATATTTTCTTTATTTAAGCGTTTGTTCTTGTTTTTCTGTTATTGTTTTGCAGTGTAAAAGATGTGGCAAAGCTAAAAACCCCAGAAATGTAAAGTTATAATGTAAGGCTAAAGGCTGAAAGTGGGATATTTTGATATGTGTGCATTTATTTAACAACAATAACTGTAAAACATGTTTGAGGCTTATTTACGTATGCAATTATATTATGGCTGTAATGTATTTTTGGAGGGGATGGTTCTGTGCTTTCCTCCGCCCTGATGGCAGAGGAAAGCGAGATTTAACAAGGGTGTTAGTAGATATCGAAGTCGTTATTGCCGGTGGAGGAAAACGCCATGCGGCGTTCTGTAAGATCCAGAATCCACGATGACATGTCAGACCGGGTGCGCGGCGGAAAAGGCAGCCGCTTGAAGATGGAGCGCATGGAGTAGAACTTTTTATACATCCACTGAATGCGGGCTTCCATTTCCTTGGGGGAGCAGTTCTTGGGCCAGATCTGGCAGATTTGGCCGGGCCAGCGGTCAATTTCTGGCGCGTTGATAATACGGCCTGCCTTTTCCATACGGTTAAACAGCGCCGTGCCCTTGGTGGGCGTAAGGATGTTGAAATACGCCGCAGGCACCTTGTGCTCCTCCAGAAAGGAGATGGTGGCGCGGTAGATATCGTGGTCTTCATCATCAAAACCGAAGATGAAGTTGAGCGAGTAGCTGATATCGCGCTGGCGCAGGTTTTCAAACATTTCGTGGTAGCGGCTGGCTTTGTTCCAGCCTTTGCGCATGCCGTCCAGAATATCCTTATCAATACTTTCAATACCGATATTCACGTGCATCACGCCGGATTTGCGCGCCAGATCCAGAAACTCCTTATCCAGGCACAGATTGGAGGACCACAGGGTGGACCAGCGAATGCCCAGCGGCACCAGCCCTTCCATCAGTTCCATGGCGCGGCTTTTTTTGCCGCCAAAGTTGCTTTCACCAAAAAAGAAGTGGCTGCCACGGTTTTTGATGAGCTTAAGCTCATTCACCATTTCGTCCACCGGGCGCCAGCGGTAGCGGCCGCCAAGGTAGAACCGTTCGGAGCAGAAATCGCACACAAACGGGCACCCGCGGGAGGATTGCACAGCAAAGGTGCGGAAGGGGCCAAACTTTTTAAGGTCCAGCAGGTCATACCTTGGGGCGGGCAGGCCGTTCAGTTCCTTTAGCGGTGTGGCGCGGTAAATGCTTTTCAGCCGGTTGGCGGCGGCATCATCCAGCATTTCCTTCCAGATGGGTTCGGCCTCACCCACGCCCACGGCATCTACGTGCTCGGCGGCTTCCTCGGCGTTAAAATACACATGGGGGCCACCCATAATCACCTTTACGCCGCGTTTACGAAATTCCTTGGCAATATCGTACGCGCGGTAGGAATGGAGCGTCCAGGCCGTAAGGGCCACAACATCCACCGGGGCATCAAAATCTATATCTTCAAGCTGTTCATCCAGCAGCGTTACTTTCCACTCTGGCGGGGTCAGGGCGGCAAGGTACGGCAGGGCAAGCGGCACCATCTGTCGGCGCTTGGTTTTAAACAGCGTTCGGTCCGTAGGGGCTTTATAATGCGTGGGCTGAATGATCAGAAGGCGTAGGTCATTTGCTGGCATGTGGGTATCAGGATCTGCTGGATTAAAAGAAAAAACGGGCAGATGGTGCCCCTTTGTTACAGAATATACATAAGCAGGGGTGGGGGGCTGTCCACCTCCGCTCAAGCATGGCGGATGTGTGCACACCGTAGCCAATTGCCGCCCCTAAGCTGGCCTGCGGGGTGGCGGTAGGGTGTGGTGTACCCCGTAATAACAGGGATGCACACAGGGCATGGATTTGGCATATCCATGCGTGCGCTGCAATGCGGCGGGGCCGGGCTTTTGGCATGGCACCCATGCTGGCATGTTGGGGCCGTGGGGCGTGCTTTTTGCGGGGTGCGTGGCGGATGTGGCGGCCAAGGCAAGGGGCTTGCGTGTAAAACCTGCGTGTAGGGCGCAATGCAGGATATACGAAGCAGGCGGCGGTGCAGAATATACGTAAGGGCAGGGGCGTAATGGGCTGGCGGCGTAAAGGGGCGGGATGATTGGGTTTGGCTTTTTGCGGCCTGTTATGCAGGCTGCGGCGCGGGGCATGGCGTGGGTGTGGCCCGGCAGCGCCGCCCAGCTTGCTGCCCGGCCCCATGGCGGGTGGCGGGCAGATATAGATGGCCTGCGCGCGCTGGCTGTGGTGGGGGTGGTGGTGTACCACGTTTTTCCCGCCGTGTTGGCCGGTGGGTTTGGCGGGGTGGATGCGTTTTTTGTCATCTCCGGCTTTTTAATCAGCAGGCATCTGGTGGCGCATTTTGGGGCGGGGCGGTTTTCTGTGGCCTCGTTTTTGGCCCGGCGCGTGCGCAGGCTGGCCCCCGCACTGCTGGTGGTGCTGGCCGCAACATTGCTGGCCGGGTGGTTCACCCTGCTGCCCACCGAATTTGCCGCCGTGGGGGCAGATGCCGCAGCGGGTGCGGCATCCCTCGCCAATCTGCAGATGTGGCACGCACAAGGGTATTTTGACCGCGCAGCCGTGCTTAAGCCCCTGCTGCATTTATGGTCTTTGGGGGTGGAGGAGCAGTTCTATCTGCTGTGGCCATTGGTGCTGGCACTTGGCTTTGCCGCGCGGGTGCGTGCGGGTGTGCTGGTGGGGGCCACGGGGGTGGCATGCTTTATATATAGTCTGGCGTGCAGCATGTGGTGGCCGGGAGCGGGGTTTTATTCTCCGCTTAGCCGGGGGTGGGAGTTTATGCTGGGGGCGGGCCTTGCCGTGCATGGCGTGGGGCGTAGCACAGCAGATGCAGGCGCGGTGCGGCAGGGGGCGGCGGCATTGGGTTTGGCCTGCGTGCTGGCCGGGTTTGTGGTGCTGCGGCCGGGCATGGGCTTTCCCGCCCCTTGGGCGCTGTTGCCCGCCGGGGGCACGGCGTTGCTGATTTGGGCCGGGGCGGGCGCGTGGGTAAACCGGCATGTGCTGGCCGCGCGGCCCGTGCGGGCGGTGGGGCTTGTCAGCTACCCGCTGTATCTGTGGCACTGGCCGCTGGTTTCGTGGTTTCATATCGTGCGCGGGGTGGGGGTTATCCACAACCGCGCGGGGTTTGCGCTTATAGGCACAGCACTGGCGCTGGCGTGGCTGACAACCAAAGGTGTGGAAAACCCGCTGCGTGGCGGGCACTTTCGGCGTGGCAAAACGGCAGCACTTGTAGGCGGGCTGGCAGCCATAGGCGTGGCGGGGCTGGCTACATGGCACAATGCCGGCTGGCCGGGGCGGTTTGCGCATACCGCTGCGGGCACGGATCTTTCCGCCATCAATCTGGCGGTGCGCGATGGCATTTTTGCCCCCACGCCACATATGCACATTACGCACGAAGGTGGGCTGACAGTGGCCACCATAGGCCACGCGGGCCAGCCGGTGCTGTTTACGGGGGATAGCCTGCTGTTTCAGTGGGCGCCAAGGGTGGAGGCCCTGTTGCAGCAGGGGCGGCTGAAGCACACGGTTATTTTTGTGGCAGGCCCCAGTTGCAGCCCCTTTGCGGGCGAGGTTTATGAAAAATCCTTTACATATTGCCAAAATATGCAAAGCGTGCAGCGGGGCATCATACAGCGGCAGAAGGTGCAGGCCGTGGTTGTGGGGGCGTTCTGGCCGCGTGTGGTGCAGCACACACCGGGCACAATGGCACAAAAACAGGCGGATTTTGTGCGTGATTTACGCAGCCTTTCCGCCAACGGGGCGCGGCCTGTATGGCTGGTGCTGCCCACCCCGGTAGATGCGCGCTTCAGCCCCGACAGGTTGGTAACACGCAGCCTGATGCATATTGCCATTAACACCCCCTTGCTGGAGCAGGGCATTCCGGCTGAACAGCTACGGCAGGATATGGCGGCGGAAACAGCCTTTTTGCGGCAGGTGGCTGCGCAGGCCGGGGCCAGCGTGTTGGATGCGTGGCCCGATATTTGTGGCACCGGCCCCACCTGTGCGGTCATCACCCCGCCAGCCACCCCAAAATATGCCGATGACAAGCATTTAAGGCCCGGTTTTGTAAGCCAGCACGCCACGTTTTTAGATAACGTGCTGGCCCGTTAGCCCGCGTTTAGGAGGCGTTCCACCCCAGCCAGAAATCTGGGGCATCATCCCACCTGTTCAATATGGGGGAAAGATGCCTGCGGGCCTGAAAACAGCCCATGGCAAAGCCGGTTGTGCCATCGCACGGGTTGGTGCGGTGGTGCAGCGCACCCTGCATCCAAAACAGGGCGCCACGTTTGCGCTCACCACTTAGCCCGGCAATCCAGCGGTTCCAGACGCGGCGGGCATTCTGCCCTTCATGATACGCAGTCATATCCTGTGCGGGGGTCAGTTGCGGTATGTCTGCCTGTGTGGTGGCGGTGGCCTGTGTTTGCAAACCCGGCGGAGGGGGTGGCGCCGTGTTAAGCGCATAGGGCACACCCGGCGGCCTGTGCCCGGGGGGTGGTTCCAGCGGCACGGGGCCTGCCAGCAGCAGCATGGCAAAGCCCGCAGCCGCAATGCCCACAAGGCTTATAAGCCCAAAACGTATGGCGCGTGTTTCATCCGTGGTGTGGGAGACAGGCTCTGCCGAAACGGCGCGCAGGGCTTTTTCTGCCTTTTTTTGGCATCTGGCGCTGCAATAGGGCGCATAGGTGGGGGTATGGTAGAGTCGGTCACACCATGCACAAGCTTTGTCCATGACCTCCCCATCACGCAGTTTGCCAAAGTATTTTGTCACGCGCGGCGCACTATATCAGTGTCCGCCATATTTGCCAGTCCTGATTGTTATTGGTTCTTAACTGCGTGTTCACATCGCAGATCATCGGGTTTTGACAGGCTGCGTGGTCAATTCTAATTCCTGCTCATCATCCCGAAAATTGTAAAAAACCAAGGAAATTCCGTATGCCCATAGCAACGCGCATGGCACAGGCGGCGTGTGGCAAAGTGCTGCGTGGCGCACGGTGCTGGTGGGTTGTGGCGCAGCCGGTGGGGGCGGGTGTTGTTGTGTGCCCGCTGGTATGCGTGCCCCGCCATCACCATCGGGCGGATATCTGCATAGGTTGGGTGCAGGCGCTGCAACTGGGCTGCCCCGCGCAGGCCGTGCTGCGCTGCCGCCCCGTATGGCGGGCCAATGTGGCGGGGCTGCATGGTGTGGGCTGGCTGAACAGCCCCCTACGCCAGCGCATGCTCACCACTCTTGTGCAGGAGCTGCGCCGCCACAGGGATGAAACAGGCCGCCCCTTTGCCACCACTACGCGCCGCCCAGATACGCGGTGCAGCCGTTTTTTTGATAACCCGCACAGTGGGGGCGCCCATGCCACGCAAGACACCAGCACCCGCGCCGGGCGTATCCGGGCCATCAGCTTTGGAGCCGCCGCCACGCCGCAGGCGGCGCAGTACACGGGCCGTAACGCCGCTGGATATCTTTATCCGCATCATGCAGGGGGATGAAAGTATAACAGAGCGCCAGTTTGATGCCGCAAAGGTGGCTGCCCCCTACATGCACCCCAAGCTTGCGGGGCTTGCCGCAGATGCCCAACCACGCCGCAGCGCCGATGCCTTTACGGATGAGGAGCTGGCCGCTCTTGCGCAGGAAAACAACGTGCCGTCGCAACATGGGGTACGGGCAGCCGCAGGCCAGACGCCGGAAAGCGAAGGGCGCTGAACAGGTGCGGGCAACCCTGCCAAAAAGTGTTTTTTCTTATGATGTTCAGGGGGCTTTATGCGGCATTCCTTGCCTCAACCTGCACGCGTCCTGCAGGCGGGCCGGGTGGCGCGGGCAGAACTGGCACGCAGGCAGGCCGCTCGCCAGCATGTTCTGGATTTTGCCCGCTATACGCTGCCAGATTACAAAGCAGGCGCACATCATGCCCTGCTGGCCCGCACGCTGGAGCAGGTGGAGGCCGGGCGTATTACGCGGCTGATGGTGTTTATGCCACCCCGGCACGGAAAATCGGAGCTGACATCTCGCCGCTTTCCCGCATGGTATCTGGGGCGGCACCCCAGGCGGCAGATTATCGGGGCCTCTTACGGGGCCACGCTGGCGCAGGATTTTGGGCGCGATGTGCGCAATATTGTGGCGTCCTCCCGCTATGGGGCGTTGTTTTCTGCAACAAAGTTGGCGGCAGATAGCAGCGCGCGTGATGTATGGCACACCGCACAGGGCGGAGGGTACACCGGCATGGGTGTGGGCGGCGGGCTAACGGGCCGTGGCGCGCATCTGGCCATTATAGATGACCCCGTAAAGGATAGGCAGGAGGCCGAAAGCCCCGCCCGCCGTGCCGCTGTGCTGGACTGGTACCGCGCCGTGCTGCGCACCCGCCTGATGCCCGGCGGCGCCATTGTGCTGGTGATGACACGCTGGAGCATGGATGATCTGGCAGGCCGCCTGCTGGATGATATGCACAACAAAACGGGCGAGGCATGGCATGTGCTGGACCTGCCCGCCCTGGCCACCGCACCTGATGCACTGGGCCGCATACCGGGGCAGGCGCTGTGGCCGCAGGCGTTTGATACGGCGGAACTTGCGCGGATACGTCAGGCCGTGGGGGAGCGGGAATGGGCCGCACTGTACCAGCAAAACCCGGTGCCGCTTTCTGGCAATCTGTTTCACACCCACATGCTGGGGGTGCAGGAGGCACTGCCCGCAGCATCCGGCCCCGCCGTGCGGAGGTGGGACCTTGCCGCTACCCGCCAGACCGGCAGCAACAACCCGGACTGGACAGTGGGCGTAAAAATGCACCACCTGCCAGATGGGCGCTTTGTGGTGGCGGACATCACCCGCCTGCGCGGAGACCCCGCACAGGTAGAAGCCACCCTGCTGGCCACCGCCGCGCGTGATGGTGTGGGGGTGGACATTGTGCTGCCGCAAGACCCCGGGCAAGCCGGTGTGGCGCAGGCACGATACCTTACCGGCAGGCTGGCGGGTTACAAGGTGCGCTGCGTGCGTGAAACAGGAGATAAAGCCACCCGCGCCGCCCCATTTGCCGCGCAGGTGAACGCTGGCAATGTGCTGCTGCTACGCGCCCCGTGGGTGCATGCGTTTATGGAGGAACTGGCAGCATTCCCCGTCGCCACGCATGATGACCAAGTGGACGCCGCAGCCGGTGCCTTTGCCGCACTGGCAGAGGCACACCCCCTGCCGCGCTTTGGGCCGGATTTTCTGGCCCGTATTTAGTGTGCGTGCTGCTGGCGCAAGGCTTGCTGGCGGCGCTTTTCTTCCTCACGCTGCTGGCGTTTGCGGGCGCGTTCTTCTGCCATGTTGGCGCCCAGATGGGCCTCACCACGCTGTGCGGCCAAACGGGCCTGACGTTCACGCTCGGCATGGCGGGCGCGGCGGGCTTCATCCCACTGGCCGTAGCAGTGCGGGCAGGATACGCCGGTTTCAAACTTGGGGCTGGCCTTGTCTTCCGCCGTAATGGGCGTGCGGCAGGCGTGGCACAGTTCCAGCTCACCGGGTTTAAGGCCGTGGCCCACCGTTACGCGCTGGTCGAACACAAAACATTCACCCCGCCACAGGCTTTCTTCCTCTGGCACGGTTTCCAGATACTTCAGGATACCCCCTTGCAGATGGTACACCTCATCCAGCCCTTCGGCCTTGGCAAAGGCGGTGGATTTTTCACACCGAATACCCCCTGTGCAGAACATGGCCACACGCGGCTTGCGGCCCTTTGCCAGAAGTTCCTCACGGTGTTGGCGGAACCAAGCGGGAAATTCCCTAAAGGTTTTAATCTGCGGGTCTATCGCGCCTTCAAACGTGCCTACGGCCACTTCGTAATCATTGCGTGTGTCTATCAGAATGGTGTCGGGGTCTTTTAACAGGTCGTTCCATTCTGTGGGGGGCACGTAGGTGCCTACAATGTGGTTGGGGTCTGTGCCCTCTACACCCATTGTGACAATTTCCTTCTTCAGCCGCACCTTCATGCGCAGGAAGGGCATTTCTGGCGCGCGGGAGAACTTGACCTCAATATCCGCGCAGCCGGGCAGGGTGCGGATATGCGCCAGCACGGCCTCAATACCGGCATCTGTGCCCGCAATGGTGCCGTTAATGCCCTCGGATGCCAAAAGCAGAATGCCCTTTACCCCGTTGGCGGTGCACACATTCTGCAACGGCCCGCGCAGATCAGCCGGGTTTGCAAATGGGGTAAAGCGGTAAAGGGCCGCCACGCAAATGGGCAGGGCAGCAGTATCCGTATCGGGCGTGGGGGCTGTGGGCTGGGCAGTCATGCTCGGCAAGTTCCTTGGGCCTGTTGGGTGATTGCAGATCATCCGTTCCGCGCCACGGCTTACAGCACCGCAATCAGGTTGCATTTCAATGCCGCCCATTTACCCGCCCGCAGCGGGGGCAGACAAGTTTTTTTCCAATTTTCAACAAAGGGCAGGGTATGTCTGGTTTGTCTTTTTCTTCCCGCGCTCGGCTGGGGTGGTGGCAGCGTTTGCGCGGGCGGCATGCCCCTGTGCCCCTGCCGCGTAAGGAGCCGATGCTGCCCCAGGGGGCCTTTGCGGCAGATGTGGCCAAGGTGGCCCCGGCAGCCGTGGCGCGGGCAGATGTGTTTGCCCCGTATCGGCCCCCGCGCGGGGTGCGGGCCAATGGCAGCACCGCCCCGCTGGCTATGGATAGTGCCGCCGCACAAAACGCCCCCGGTTTGCTGGACTGGCTGCGCAATGCCGTGGCGGATGGGGTGGTGTTTCCCGGTTATGCACGGCTGGCGGAAATGGCCCAGCGGGCAGAATACCGGCACATGGTGGACACCATTGCCACCGAGGCCACGCGGCAATGGCTGGTGTTTACCTCCCGCTCCGGGCAAGGGGCGGGCAAGGCAGACCGCATTAACCAGTTGGAGGCTGAGTTCACCCGCCTGAATGTGCGCGATGTGCTGCGCCGCATGGCGGAAATGGACGGCCATTACGGCATGGGCCTGCTGTATGTAGATACCGGGCTTTCCCCCGTGGCGGGTGGTTTGGCATCCCCCTTGCTGTTGCGGCCAGAAACCTTCCGCCAAGGCAGTTTGCGCGCACTGGTGCCGGTGGAGCCGGTTTGGACAACCCCCGCCATGTATGAAACCGCAAACCCGCTGCACCCTGCCTTTTACAAACCGCAAAGCTGGTGGGTGCAGGGCACGCTTTTACATGCCACGCGCCTGTTGCGGTTTTGCGCGCGGGAGGTGCCGGATATTCTTAAACCCGCTTATAACTTCGGCGGTGTTTCCCTTACGCAAATGGCGCGGCCCTATGTGGAAAACTGGTTGCGCACGCGCCAGAGTGTTTCGGATTTGCTGAATGCGTTTTCCATTGTCGCACTGTCCACCAATATGGCGGCCTATGCGCAAGACCCCGAAGGGCTTTTGGCGCGGGTGGAGGCGTTTAACCGCTTTCGTTCCAACCGGGGCACGTTTGTGCTGGATAAGGAGCGCGAAAAGCTGGAACTTCTGGCAGCCCCCCTTTCCGGGCTGGACAGTTTGCAGGCACAGGCGCTGGAGCAGATCTGCACCGTGGCACAACAGCCGCTGGTAAAGTTTGCCGGTATTTCCCCTTCCGGGCTGAATGCCTCGGCTGATGGCGAGATCCGGGTTTTTTATGATCGCATCAGCGCTTATCAGGAATCCTTCCTGCGCCCCAACCTTACGTACATTCTGCATATGGTGATGCTGAACCTGTGGGGCGCGGTGGATACGGACATTACGTTCACCTTCCGCCCGCTCTGGCAGATGGATGAGGCCGAACAGGCGGACATAGACGCCAAAAAACAGAGTACGCCACCATGAACACACGCAATACCGGGCAGGCCCGCGCCAGCCCGCACGCTGCTGTTGCGCCCGATACGCAGCCTTTGGCGCTGGACAGGGCCAGCGTGCGCCGGGTGGATGCAGATGGGCATTTGCACATTGCGCACTGCATTTTCTCCGCCGCAACCGTTAGCCCCTATTATGGGCGCGAAATACCGGGAGCCGCTGCGCTGGGCCTGAAAGATGATGACGTTTACAACGTTTTTCGCCCGCCCGATGCGCTTATGCGCGCCGCCCTCAGCCTGCGCGGCAAACCGGTGCTTATGCAGCATACCCCTGTAAGTGCGCAGGATCACCCAGCCAGCATAACCGTTGGCGCGGTGGGCAGCGATGTGCGCTTTACCCCACCCAACCTGACAGGCAGCTTAACGATATGGGATGCCACAGCCATTGCGGCCATAGAAAACGGCACACAGCGCGCGGTTTCCGCCGGGTATCGGTACACGGCCATCAGGCAGGCGGGCACCTATATGGGCACCCCCTATACGCTGATAATGGCGGATATTGCCTTTAACCATCTGGCCCTTGTGGCCCAGCCCCGTGTGCCTTCCGCCATTATTGGCGATGCCGCACCAAACCCCAACATGCCTTTTAACAACAGGAGCTTTCAGGCCATGCCTGATCAAACGCCCATTACCGTTGCGGCCATGGATGCCGCCATTGCCCAGGCTGTGCAGCAGGCGGAAGAACGCGCCGTACGCCAGATGGCAGACCTGCACACAGCCCGCGCTGCCGTGCGCCCCTTTGTGGGCGATGTGGCGATGGATAGCGCCCCCGCCGTTTACGGTTTTGCCTTAAAGGAAGCAGGCATTGATGTCACGGGCGTGCCTGAACAGGGGTTGAAACCGCTGTTTGAAAGCTTTGCGCGCATGCAGCCGCGTGCGGATGGTGCCGCCCCGGTCATGGGGCAGGATGCCGCAGCCACGCAGGGCTTTCGGCAGCGCTTTGGGCTGGAACGCATTGGCGTGCGCGGCTGAAAGCCTTTTTTGTTTTACGTATGATACAAGGCAGGTAAATGTCTTTTCAAAATCAGGTCAACATCCAGCCAGCGCCCGCTGTGCCGGGTGATTTTGCATCTCTCAACCCCACGGCCACCTTTCCGGCGGGTGAGGGCGCATTGGTGGCGGCTGCGGGTGGCTGCACGGTGGCCGCCTTTGGCTGGGTGCAGGCCGATGGCGTAAGTGTGGCCAACATGCCGCCATCTGGCAGCACTGCCGCGCCCGATGGCTTTGTGCATCGGGATCTGACTGCCCAGATTACGGATTTTACGGCATCGGAAAGCATGGTTATTCCGCAGGGCTTTCCCGTAACGCTGTTTACGGCGGGGGATTTCTGGGTGCAGCCCACCACGCAGGCCACGCCGGGGCAGGCCGTTTTTGCCAGTTTGAGTGATGGCACCATCAGCACCGCCGCCACAGGCAGTTCTGTAACAGGTGCGGTGGCCACAGGGTTTTTTGTAGCTTCCGCTGGTGCTGCGGGTGAGCTGGTTCGGATTTCTACATGGATGCACGCATAATGCTGACTTCTCATTCAGAACTGGCGGAACTCAACCGCCTTGGCTTTGTGGTGCCCGATGCACGCGGCCTGATTGGTGCCGAACATCTGGTATCAGACACCATGGCGATGGATGCCCAGCCCGCGCTTTCCACCACCGCCAATGCAGGTATTCCGGCCTTTATGTCTGCCTGGGTGGATACGGGGCTTATCAAGGTGGCCTTTGCCCCCATGCGCGCGGCCGAATTGCTGGGCGAGGTGCGCAAGGGGGACTGGGTTTCCAAAACAGCCGTCTTTCCCATGCTGGAAACGGCAGGGCAGGTTTCCTCCTACGGGGATTGGAACCAGAATGGCACGGTCAGCCTCAACCCCAGTTTCCCCGAACGCCAGTCCTACCATTATCAGGTATTTGTGGCGTGGGGTGAGCAGGAACTGGCTCTGGCCGGGCAGGCACGCCTGCAATGGGCCGCCAGCCTGCGAGAGGCCGCAGCCCTGAAGTTGAACAAGTTTCAGAACCAGACATACTTTTTTGGCATCAGCGGGCTGAAACTTTATGGCTATCTGAATGACCCGCGCCTGCCTGCCGCCATTACGCCTGCCACCAAAGCCGCAGGGGGCACGGCGTGGGAAAACGCCACCCCCGAAGAGCGGCAGGATGACGTGATTGCCCTTATCAACCAGCTACGCAAACAAACGGCCGGGCTGGTGGATACGGATACGCCCATGGTGTTGGGCCTTGCCCCCACCCGCATGGGGTTGCTGACACGCCGCAACACGTTTGGCCTTTCTGCCCTAACCATGTTGCGAGAAACCTACCCCAACCTGCGTTTTGTGCAGGCCGTAGAGTATGGAGATGCCGCCGCCAACGGTGTGCAGACCATGCAGATTATGGCTGACCATGTGGATGTGCAGAAAACCGCCGAAGCCGCGTTTACAGAAAAACTGCGGGCCCATGCGGTGGTAACCGAGGCCTCGGCATGGAAGCAGAAGCTCTCCCAAGGCACATGGGGGGCCGTTATTTACATGCCCGCAGGCATTGCCACCATGACCGGCCTGTAAAACACACCCCCACAGGGCACGCACACATAAAAACGGAAAAACACATGGCAACAACATCAACAGTTACCGTTGGGTGCAAACTGCCCAACGGGCTTGTGCTGGAACTGGCAGGCCAGCGGCACGAGCTGGCAGGCGCACGCACGGCCAAGGCAGGCGGGTATGGGCTTACCCCCGTGCCGGCAGATTTCTGGCAGGTATGGGCGCAAAAATATGCAGGCTTTCCCCCACTGGAAGCCGGGCTGATTTTTGCCCAGACCACGCCAGAAAAAGCCGCAGGCCAAGCCAAGGAACAAGCCAGCCTGCGCACGGGTATGGAACCACTTAACCCCGCAGCACCAGCTCCCGGCATTACGCCCGCGTAAGGCCAGAACTTCCGTTATCTTGCAGCATGTAAAAGGATGTTTTCCATGCCGGAAAATCAGCCAATGCAAGCGGCTGGCTTACCTTCTGCCTGCAACATGGCGGAAGATGGGGCCGTTGTGTTTGATGCCGCAGCCTTTAAGGCGCGCTACCCCAACCTTGTGGCCAGTACGGGGGCAGATGCCGCCAGCGCGTGTTTTGCCCGTGCCGGGCTGTTTTTGAACAACACTGGCACATCCTCCGTGCGCAACCCGGCCAAGCGGGCAGAATTGCTTATGCTCATTACAGCGCATCTGCTCCAGCTTGGCATCAATAGCGGGGCGTATGCCACCGGCGCGGCAGATGGCACCGCCGCGCTTGTGGGGCGCATTACCACCGCGCGCATGGGCAGCGTGCAGGTGCAGGCCGATATGGGCGCGGTTTCCTCCACACAGGCGTGGTGGGTGCAAACACCTTATGGCGCAACCTTTTGGGCAGCATCTGCCTTTTTGCGCATGGGGCGCTATGTTCCGGGCTGGCCGCAAAGAGTGGTTTCTTGGCCATGAATGCGCTGTTCAACATGGCGTTGGGGGCCACGGCGGCTTTGCTGCCATCTGTGCCCGCCATATTGCGTGTGAACACGGGTTACACAACCGCGCCAGATGGCAGCACCACGCCGTGCTTTATGGATATTGCCGTAACAATCAGGGTGCAGCCCGTGCCCACGGCTGAACTGATGCAAACCGATGGGCAAAACCAGAGCACCATTCAGCGAGAAATCTATATGCCCGGCACCATTTGCGGGGTAGAGCGCACGCATCAGTTTGGGGGCGATGTGTTTGTGTTTGATAACGCCCACTGGCTGGTAACGGCCCAGCCCGAGGCATGGGGCGGGCAATGGTGCCGCGTGCTGGTGACCCAACAGGTGGCGGCATGAGCACCAAGAGCAAGAACGTGCAACAGCCAGATGAGGCACAGCTATTTGCCGCCCTGCGTGCCTTTGTGCTGGAAGTTTTGCCTACAGGCACAACCGTTTTGCAAACTCGGCAAAACCGCACGCCACCACCGCGCGGCATGTTGGTGCTTATCACGCCGCTTTCTCGCCAGCTTATTGGTACGGGCAGCACACGCTATGGGCCACAAAGCTGCACCCTGTTGCGGCAGGAGCAACTGGCCACCCAGATCAGCCTGTTTGGCGCAGGGGCAGCAGATGCCGCGCAAACGCTGTTCACCCTATGGCGCGATGTATGGAGCACCACGTTTTTTGCAAACCTTGCGGCACAGCAAAAAGACATGCCGCGCCTATCCCCCTTGTATGCAGATAACGCCGAATGTCTGCCCTATGTTAACGCGCAACAGCAATACGAACCCCATTGGCAGCTTAGCCTGCACAGCCAGCTTACTTTTTCCATTACCCTGCCAGCCGCCACAGCCACCGCTGCCACAGTGCACAGCGTGGTGGCAGACAGGCTTTGAAATGCGAGTGAAACCTGCATGATCCTTCCTGTTTCTTCCCTTGTGTCTGTCACGCCGGGTGTGCTGGCGGCGGGGGGCACCACAAACCTGCTGAACGGGCTTGTATTTTCTACAAACACAGCGCTTTCTTCCGGCCTTTCCACATTTACAACCGCGGCGGAAGTGGCAGCCACATGCGGCGCAGAAAGTATGGAAGCCCGCATGGCCAGCATTTACTTTGCGGGCTACACCAATGCGCAGGATCTGCCGCAAACACTGTATTTTTACCAACTGCCCGCCACCCCAGAAGATACGGATTACACCGCAGCCCTTACAAACGCTGCCGCCGCCAGTGCAGATTGGTGCGCCTTTGCCTTTGCGCAGGAGCCAGATGCTACGGCCAAAACCGCCATTGCCGCATGGATGCCCACAAACCCCAACCGTTACTGGGGTATTGTGCAGGATGCTGATGCCAACATTTTGCTGGCAGAATCAGGATGTTTTGGCAACATAGTTACAGAACAGGCCACGCCGGGGCTGACATGCCTGTGCAATACGGATGGCAACGGCACACTGGCTGCGGCCCTGTGTTTGGGCTGGGCAGCCAGCATAAACCCGCAGCGCAATGCCGGGCGCACCACGCTGATGTTCCGTAACAATGGCGGCGTGAGTGCCGCGGATATTACGGCCACACAGGCGCAGGCCTTGCTGCAAAATGGCTACAGCTTTTATGGGTCCTATAAAAGTGGGGATTCCACATTCAGTTTTCTCAACAACGGGGCCGTATCTGGCGCATTTGCATGGGCAGATAGTTATCTGAACCAGATCTGGATGACATCCTCCTTCCAGTCTGATCTGCTCACGCTGTTTTCTGCCGTGGGGCAGATACCTTATGCCGTGCAGGGTGATACGCTGCTGGCCACTTCTGTGCAAAACACCATTGATACAGCTGTGGCTTTTGGCGCTATCCAGCCCAACGTCACGCTTTCTGCAGCACAGGCGCAGGTGGTGAACGCACAGGCAGGGCGCAGCATTGCAGATACGCTGGCCACACGCGGGTGGTATCTGCTGCCCGGTGCCTCCACCGCATCTGCCGCCACACGGGCCAAGCGCTGGCCGGTGCAGGCACGGTTCTTTTATATGGATGGGCAGTCTGTCCAGTCTATCTCTCTGGCTACGGTAGAGGTGCAGTAAGCATGTCTGATTACGATATTACAGCCGCCAACTCGGTTTTTACCATTACGGTTCCGGGGTTGTACAACACGCCCATTACGCTGGAAAACTATTCTGCCGACCGCGCTTTTGAAACCACCGCGCGGGAACTGGCAGAAACCGCCATGAGCATTGATGGCTACCTGAACGCAGGCTGGATACCCACACCCGTGAGGCAGACAATCTCCCTTGCCGCCAGCAGTGAAAGTGGGTTGGTGTTTGAGGCCATTGCCGCCGCACAGGATGCACAGCGCGGGTTGTATCGGCTTGGGGCGGAAATCCAGCTTCCCTCCATTGGGCGTAAATACACCATGGTGCGCGGGTTGTTGCAGGCCGTGGCCGCAATGCCCAGCGCAGGCCGCGTGCTGGAGGCCCGCAGTTTTGAAATTGTGTGGGAACGTGTGTTGCCTGCTGCCCTGTAAAACAGATGTGTTTTTGAAAATGACAGGAAAGAGCAGGCATGAAAACCGTGGATTACACGCACCCCCTGCCGGGGGAAGATCAGGGCAAGGTGTTTGTGCTCACACGCATGGATGCCTTTGCCGCAGATAGCTGGGCGCGCCATGTATTGCAGGCCGCCATACGTGGTGGCGCACGTGTGGGGGCGGATATGGCAGAGGCGGGCCTTGCCGGGCTTGCCGCCTTTGGGCTGGAAATTTTTGGCTTTATGGAAGAAGCCGATCTGGATACCGCTTTGGCACGGCTGATGCAGTGCGTAAAAATACGGCCAGACCCACACCGGCCAGAAGTGACACGCGCTGTTATTTCCGCCGATTTTGCAGAACCCGAAACCCTGGGCATGGTGCGGGCAGAGGCCTTTAGGCTGCATGTGGGTTTTTTGCGGGCCGCCGCGCACCAGCTTTTCCCCCTAGTGGCGGCTTTGCTGGGGGACGAGGCCGCACAGGCCCCGTTGTAAACTGCGTAAACATCTCACCCGCCATGGCGGCGGTTGTGGCATCCGGCCTTGCAAGCCTGCATGACCTGAAAACAGTTTATGACAGCGAAGATTTTTACACGCTTTTAGAAATACTTTCTGTGCGCAACTGGAATATGGCGCACACGCCCGCGCAGGAAAGCCCGCAAACATGGCCCAAACTGTAAATTCATCGCCCCAGAGCAAGGTGCGCGCAACGCTGCCGCTGCTGGAACGCCTGCGCCGTGTGTTGGAACGCTTTTTGCAAAGCCAGAAACACACAAAAAAGGCCAAGCACAAGGGGCTTTTGGCATTATTGCAGCTTCTGCGCCAATACAGCATGGGGGCGGGGTATGCGCCTTTGGGTATGAGAGAACCCGTGTTGCCCGTTGCGCACGCTCTACAGGGGAGTGCGCAACCTGTGTTTGCAGCCAGAACGGGTGGTGGCGTGCGGTATAAGGCGGGCGTGGTAGCTGTTAGGGCGGTGCCTTACCGGCAGAAAGGTATTTTGCAAAATAACCTTTCAGTATCTCGGCGTATTGTGTTGGTGTCCAGCACGGCGCAGGCGGCGGAAGGCGCTTTACAGTTTACGCAACCCGGAAAAGCCCGCCAATACAAACCCAAAAACACGGTGGATCTTCTGGCGCGCAGGCCGTTTTCTGTGCCGCCTGTACGTGCCTCAAGGGGCAGAAGGTCTGTGCCGCGCATACTGGCCGAAGGGAAAGGTGCTCCAGTTACCATGCCTATATCTGCCCGCCCTGCGCTAGTGCCAAGGCAGGGAAGGGTGCGTGATATAAACCCTCTTGAAAGAACAAGTGGTTTAGAGAGCGTTCTGGTGCATGGGCGGGGTTTGCAGGGTATTCCGCAACAGGCTGGGCGCGGTGGCTTGCGCACTTTTCAGCGTGTTGCTGTGTCAGACAAAGCCCAGCCTGTTGCGCGCAATATGGTGGGGGCATTTTTGCCGTCATCTTTGTTTATGCGGGCGGCGGTTCAGCCTGTTGTGGCCGTGGCGCGGCCTGCACCGGCTGCGTATGTACCGCAAACATCTGCCAGAGCGTTTGCAACACCTGCTCCACACCCCGCACCCATGCCATCGCGCGCAGCCATGCAGGGCCTTGGTGGGGGAGATAGCACCACTTTGGCAGCACTTTCCACGCTTGGTTCCATTTAAAAACCTGTTTTCTGTTCAGTAAAGAGTTCTGTTTCATGCCCATGTTGCCAGTCAGCCTGCCATCTGTATGGAATATTCCCGTGGCAGCGGGGGTGCCTGCCCTTATGGGGCAATCTGTTTCTGCCGGGGTGCAGGCTTCGGCCTCTGTAACGGTGGGCAGTTTGCTGGATGATCTGCAAATTACGCAGGCGGCCAGCCAGTGGGGTATTTTTACGCAGGACGGGCAGCGGGTTTTAACATCTGCCCATGTGCTTTCTGCCGATATGCAAAGTGCATGGCGCATTGCAGAAGCCCCGCTGGAGGATGGTGCGTTTTTATCTTACAGCAAGGTGCGCATGTCTCGGCAACATCGGATTATGATGGTGTGCGATGGGTCTGAAGCCGGGATGGAAGATGCCAGCGCCACCAGCCTTGCGCTGGATGTTCTGGCCGGGGCTGGGCAGGCGGGCGCGCTATATGTGCGTGCAGGCTTTTTTGCCACGCTGGAGGCATTGGAGGCCGATACAAACCTGTATGCCGTAATAACCCCGGAAAAGAAATACGATAGCGTGAACATTATCGGCCACCGCTGGATGCGGGAGGCCCGGCAGGGCATTACCATGCCGGTTGTAGAAATTGCCTTGCAGGAAGTGCGCATAACCGGAAGCACGCAGTTTGCCAGCACACGCATGCCGCAGGGCCAGCAGATACAGTGCGGCGGCATGGCCTATGCCACCACCAGCACCGCAGATGCCGGAGAAATTGCATGAGCAGCACAGATGCCACACTGGTGCAGGTGCCCATAAGTGCTGTGCCTGCACAAATGTTTAAAATCACGCTGGCCGAACAGATACTCCAGATAGCCCTGCGCCAGCGGGCCACCGGCCTGTATGCAGATATCTGGTGCGCAGGCACGCGCGTGCTTTCTGGCGTGCTGTGCCAGGATCGCACATGGCTGGCGCGCACTGCCGCCACCGGCCTGCCGGGTGATCTGGCGTTTATGGATACTCAAGGCACGCAGGCCCCGCAAAGCACCGGGCTTGGCACGCGCTATGTGCTGCTGTGGCGCACAGGCTGGCCCGCATGAGCAACACACAAACCACAAAAACGCCAGATTGGGCCAGCCGAGATGTGGAGGTGACGTTCCGTCTGCTCAATGGCGTGTTTGGCACGGCGGATGGGGTGGATACGGTTACCCTTTCTGGCTTGCAGGTGCAGGCGGAGATCATGCAGGCCCCGTACCCAACGGGAGAAACCGCGCAGATACGCATAACCGGCCTGCCCCCGGATTTGATGAACCGCCTGAGCCTGAGCGCGCCAGACCCCACCAGCCAGAGTGCCAGCGAGGTGCTGCTGATGGTGCCGGATGGCGCATCTGGCGCACAGGCACTTGTATTTCAAGGTGGGGTTACGCTGGCTTTTGCAGATTACAGCGACGCACCAGATGTTGCCTTTGTAGTGCAGGCGTTTTCTACAGTTCTGCCAAACGCACTGCCTGCCGCGCCCACCGGGTTTAGGGGGGCTGTGCCACTGGCGCAGGTGTTGGCGCGTATTGCCGCACAGGCCGGGTTGGCGTTTGAAAATAACGGGCTGAACACCGTGCTGCATGATCCGTATTTTCATGGCACGGCAGGGCAGCAGATCAGCCAGTGTTGGAACACACAGCCTTTTCAGGCCGCATTGGGGCGGGGACGTTTGGTGGCATGGCCTGCCAGAACGGGTGGGGCCAACGCAATGGTGGAAACATCTGCCGCCATTGCGGTTTCGGCCAGCACGGGGCTGGTGGGGTATCCCACATGGTCTGCCGGTGGGGTGGCGCTAAACATGCTGTTTAACCCACGTATCAGCTACGGCAGCGTGCTGGCGTTGCAAAGCCGGTATCAGCCCGGCGGGGGTGATGTGGGGCTGTGGCAGGTTTTGCAGCTTCGGCACAGTTTAAGCGCACACATGCCAGATGGCCCGTGGTTTACTCATGTTGTGGCACAGGCTGTTGGGGCAGAAAAATCATGACGTATCAAAACAGTTTTACATCTGGATTTCCGCCCAACATGCCTGCATCCGGCCAGGCGGTGTTTGACAGGGCAGGGGCTGCGGCATCGGATTACAACGCACTTGTGGCCGTTATGCGCCGCATGTTGGTGGAAGTGCGCACCGCCATACCCGTTAAGGTGTGTGCGGTTTGGGGCGCAGGTTTGGCCCCCGTAGGGTTTGTGGATGTGCAGCCCATGGTGCACCAGCAGGATGCCGCAGGCCAGACCACGCCGCATGGGGTTTTGTATAACGTGCCGTATTTTCGGCTTCAGGGGGGCAGCAGCGCTGTGGTGCTGGACCCGGCGGTGGGGTATATCGGGCTGGCCGTAATGGCGGACCGGGATATCCTGAACGTTAAAACCGCGCGTGCCGCCGCACCCCCCGCCAGTTTCCGCCACAACAATATGGCGGATGCCTTGTATCTGGGTGGTTTTTTAAACGCGGCCCCCAGCCAGTATATTCAGTTCACGCCCGATGGGGTGGTGATACATACACCCGGAACCGTGGAAATATCTGCAAAATCACTCAGGATTTCAGGAGATGCCAGCATAAGCGGCAGCCTGAATGTGGGGCAGGATGTGCAGGCTGGTGGTGTATCCCTCACATCGCATGTGCATGGCGGGGTTATGCCCGGCAGTGGCAGCACCAGCACCCCGCAGGGTTAGGAGAAGCACATATGAAAACCTTGTTGCTGGACCGCGCAACATGGGATCTGGCTGTGGATGCGCAGGGCAATATTGCCGTGGCGGATGTGCCCTATGCTACCGCGCAGGATGTTTCCAGCGCGGTGCGCGTGTTTAGGGGCGAGTGCTGGTACAACACGGCCCTTGGCCTGCCCTATCTGGCGGGTATTTTGGGGCGCAACCAGTCTGCCGCGCTGTTTCGGGCCGATGTGGCGCAGGCGGCCCTTGCCGTGCCCAACGTGGCGCGCGCCACCTGTGTGCTGGCCAGCCTTGGGGCAGACCGCAAACTCAGCGGCCAGATTTATCTGATATTGCAAAACGGAAGCACAACCCTTGCCAGTTTCTGAAACCTCATTTGCAGCGGGCACCACATCCGTGCCCGCGCCCACGCTGGATGATACCGGCTTTGTGTTGCCGCAGGAGGCAGACATGCTGGCCGGTGTTCTGGCAGATATAAACGCCGCTTTTGGCAATACGCTCAATACGGATCTGTCCACCCCACAGGGGCAGTTGGCGACATCGCTCACCGCCATTTTGGGCGATGCGTATGATCAGATGCTGGCCGTGTTTAACGGGGTGGACCCCGCGCGTGCTTCTGGCCGGATGCAGGATGCCATTGGCCGCATTTACTTTATGGAACGCAAACCCGCCACGCCCACGGTGGTAACATGCCAGTGCACGGGGGTGGAGGGCACGGTTATTCCGCAAGGGGCCTTGGTGGCAGATGCCGCGGGCAACACCTATGCGGCAGATGCCGCCATTACGCTGGATACTACCGGCACAGGTGCTGGCACGTTTTCCTGCACCACGGTGGGGGAGGTATCCTGCCCGGCGGGCAGCGTGCGGCTGTGCCAGTCTGTTGCCGGGTGGTCTGGCGTGAGCAACGCCGTGGCGGGGGTAACAGGGCGTGAGGTAGAAGGCCGCATGGCGTTTGAAGCCCGCAGGCAGGCTGCCGTGGCTGTTAATTCCGTAGGGCCATTGGCCGCCATTCTGGCTGCCGTGCAGGCGGTGGAGGGCGTAACAGATGCATATGTTGCCGATAACAGCAGCAATGTTGCTGTCACACAGGGGGGCATCACCCTTGCGCCCTATAGCCTGTATGTGTGCGTAAATGGTGGCGCGGATGCTGATGTCGCCTTGGCCATTTTGCGCAAAAAGCCACCCGGCTGCGCCTATACCGGCAGCACCCGTGTAACGGTTACGGATACATCCGGCACCTACACCACGCCGCCCAGCTATACGGTGGCGTTTGAGCGCGCGCAGCCCACGCCGCTTTATGTTGCGCTTACACTGGCAGCAGGCGCAGAGGTGCCAGATACGGCAACATCTGCCATTCAACAAGCCGTGCTGGCGTGCTTTTTGGGGCAGGATGGCACGGCCCGTGTGGGCATTGGCGGCACGCTGTATGCCAGCCGGTTTTACGCCTGCGTGGCAGCGGTGGGCCGTTGGGCGCAAGTGGTGGATATTCGGGTGGGTACGGCGGCCAGCCCCACGGGGGTTACGGCACAGGCCAATATCAACCAGATTTTCACGCTGGAACTGGCCGCTATTACCGTGGAGTTTGCCTGATGCAGAATGTGGGGCAAACGGTGCTTTCGCAATATGCATGCTCGCCCAGCCTGAACGCGCTGCTGGAAGGCTGGAACCAGTGTTTTGATCCGGCACAAAGTATAGAAAACTGGTTTGCCAGCATATGGAACATAGAAACAGCCCAAGGTTACGGGCTGGATGTATGGGGCCGTATTGTTGGGGTATCACGCGTGTTGCGCATGGCATCGGGCCAGTATCTGGGCTTTGCCGAGGCCAATGACCTGACAGAGCAGGGCTTTAACACCGCCCCGTGGTATGCAGGCCGTGTTGTGGTGGGTGATTTTGCAAATTGCAGCCTGTCAGATTCCGGGTTTCGGCAGCTTATTTATGCCAAGGCGCTGGCCAATATTACGGATTGTTCCGTTCTTTCGCTCAACGCCATTTTGCGCACGCTGTTTGCCGGGCAGGGCGATGCATGGGTGGAAGATAACGCCAACATGAGCATGACCTACGCCTTTGGCTTTGTGCCAACAGATGTGCAGGTTTCCATTATCGAAAACGCCGGCGTGCTGCCGCGCCCTGCCGGGGTTGCGGTTTCCTACAGCATCAGGGGCTGAAACACTTATGAAACAAGCAGATATTTCCGGGCGGTTTACATCGCCCATTGCGGCCTCTGCCACAGCGGCCAACTGTGCGGATATTCCCACAGCGCAAAGCACGGCGGGCGATGGCTCGGCCAGCATGGCGTTGGGCTTTCCGCCAGAAACCTTTACAGAGCGCGCCGCCGGTGGCGTGCCCCCACGTGGGGCGGATATGAACGGGTTTTTAAAAACACTTTCCGCCGCCATACAGGTTTTGCAAACAGGCTATGTTGGCCCGTTTGATGCCAGCTTTGCCGCAGCCATTGGCGGTTACCCCGCCGGGGCCGTGGTGGCGGGCAGCGTTGCGGGCACGTTTTGGGTTTCCGGGCAGGATAACAACCTTTCCACCCCCGGCGCGCAGGGTGCGGCGTGGACAAACCTGTTTAATGGGTTGCTGACATCTGCCCAGGCTGCGCAAAGCTTTTTTCCGCTTACGGGCGGCAAAATTAGCAATGGCTATTATGATAGCACGGGCACATGGGGCGGCAGCGGCAGCAATGGCGCACCGCAGGCGGGCGATATGCCGTGGGGGCCGCAGTTTATTTCTCGCCTGGGGTATAGCGCCACCATGAAGGCGCTGTTCTGCCTGCGCGATGCGTTTGAGCAATATGCCTTTGCCAGCGTGCAGTTAACAGATGCCGCAGGCGGGTGGCATGAATGGCAGTTCCGCCAAGATGGCACCATCCATATGCCAGATGGTGCGGTGGTGGCCACGCAGGGTTGGGCCAACGGGGTGTTTCAGCCCGCAGGCAGCTATGTGGGGCAGGGCACGTATCAGGCCGATTTTGCCACGCAGGATGGGCGCGTTATCAACCTGCCATACGGGCAGCGCATTCAGTCTTTTTCCGTAAATATTCAGGATGGAGATGCCATTACCTTTCCGCAGGCTTTTGCGGGGGCGCCTACATCCGTGCAGTTGCAGTGCATGCAGTATGAACAACGTATGACACTGGCCATGCCAGAGCAGGCCCCCACCGCCACGGGCATTGGTGCGGTGGGTGTGCGCTACGTGGTGGATGACCATGATGGCGCAGTTTCCACCCCCATAACGGTATGGGTTACCGCCATTGGGCCAAGGTAAAAAACCATGACATGTTCTTGTAATATTGCAGATACATCCTGCACCCTTTTGCCGCAGGGGGCGGTGCTGGCGCCGGGGTGGCAGCCAGCCAGCGCGCGCGTGCTGCCAGTTATGATTGCACCGGGTTTGTGCCTGCGCGGCCAATTGGCGGAGCAGGTGGTGCAGGCATGGCCCGCGCGCAGCAGTGCAGATGCGCTGGATTATACGCTTACCCCCGCTGCATGGTTGCAGAGCACGGGGGATACACTTGCCAAGGTGGAGGCCAGCGTGCCCACAGCCACCGGGCAGAATACAGACCTGGCCGTGCTGTGGGTGACTATTATTCAAGGCATGGCCTGCGTGTTTTTGGGCAGCGGCCCGCCAGATACGGTGCAGACGGTGCAGATGGTGCTGCATACCGTGCAGGGGCGCAGCGTTACGGTAAATGTGCAGCTTTACATCAGCGCGCAAAGTGCCGCCACGCCACCACCACAGATGCCCACGTTGGCAGATGGCACACCCATACCCCCCAACGCCGTGCTGGCCCCGCAAGGTGTGCTCACCAACTCCACCGGCCAGCCCTTTCTGCTGGCCTGA